AGGTTGGCCTTGAAGGAAGCTTAGGAAAGTAGGCGATTCCACTCCACCGGCAACATCCGCAAGCCTCTGGAGCTCAAACGCTGTCTGGAGAGGAATCCGCTGCTGGCCGATAGCACGGCGTTGGACTTCCGTTTGAGGTCCGAGTCCGGCCACGAACTGCTGGAACTGCGCGGGTAGACTGAATTGCTCTGTTTCTGCTGACAACGTAGCGCCTACCGAGGCGCCTGTACCGCCCGCATCAAGTTGCTCGTTGAATTTGTCGGCTATGGAGACAAGAGGACCGGGCAGATTGGCGTAGCCGATAATCTTTATCTGATTGGCGTAATCGATATCCGCCTGTTGAGTCAATATGGACGTATCTTGGAGGGGGTGGCCCCATGAGGAGAGCAACAGGATCGGGTTAGGGGCATCCGCGAGACCGGCTACAGCCTCAACCAGACGCTTATGGGCCTCGGTGGTGTTGAGAAGGCCGGCATCCAGTCCCACGCGGATGTCTTTGATGGCCTGGATTTCTTGTGGGGTCATGAGTTTAGCCTCCCGGTCCGAGTAACCCTATATTCGCCAATCGCTGCTCAGGTGTCAAGGCGCCGGGTCGAGGCGCGCCGGGTGGGAGAAGTGGGCCTGCTTGGGGAACTGGATTAGGGGGCGGTATGCCTTGAACGGCGGGCGGGAGTACCGAAGGGGCGACTCCAGCGCCGGCTGCGCCGTTCGCGCCATTAGTCTGACCGCCCTGTTCGCCGCCTGCCGCCTGCGGCCCTGTGAACATCTGTTTGAGCAACTCCTCGTAGTAGAACTGGGCAAGCTGGGGCCGGCCACGGTTTTCCATCGCCGCCATGAGGGTCCACAGCGCCGCCTTGGGCAGCATCCTCTCGCCGAGCTGCTCTTTGATGGAGTCGTCGATGCGGTCGGCGTTCTGCAAGCCCATAATCTCGTCTCGGATGAAGATATCGGGCAAAAGCGGGGTCGGCCCCTCCCTCGCCATCTGCGCTAGGGCGTATACACTCGCCTCGTCCTGCGGCAGCTTGGCGGCCAGCGTGATTTCAGGGTCTCCCCCGTTACGGATTACGTCGGGGCTGATGGACTCGCTGAAATACTGCCGGTTGTTGTCCCTGCCGGACAGTTCGATGGCCTGGTGCGCCCCGGTGGCGTACTGGTCGTTCAGCAGGTTGATAATCTGCTTGTACGCCACCTCGACGGCCCGCATCCGGGGCTCCAGTTGGGTCAGGATGCCCTGCCTCAGACTGTTTATCGCAAACCCCGATAGCTGGAACTGCAACTCGCCGAAAACCGAGTGGGGGAGTGCGCCGCGTTGGAGCTCAGAGCCGATCAGGCCGAGGTATGCCCCCGTTTCCTTCGCCATCTCCATCAGCCCCATCGGTTCGACATCTTCACGGCCCATCTCAAGCGAGACCTCAGAGCCCTGCCGGAACGGGTCTTCGTCCAGCGTCTTGGAGCCGTCGGACGACTTCACCTTGATGCCCTGCTTTTTGGACCGCGCCACCATCTCTTTCATCACCGACATGACGAAGTTCCAGGTCTCGTAGATGTCGCGGTCACCTTTATAGACCGACTCGCCATAGTATTTGAGCGACTCGTCCGGCGCCTCGTCGACGATTATGGAGGGAGAGGTTGGGACGACGTTGAGGAAGGCGGGGACACAGGAGCAGCCGTGGGGAGTGGGCTTTTTCAGCACCTTGCCGTCCATCACGACGGTGTTGATTTCCTGGTCGTAGTAGTCGTACACGTTGGTGCCGCGTTCTCCGATTCCCGTATCGGGAGGGAGCTTGATGCCGTATTCCGTCTCGATTTGGAGGGCGGTTTTGGAAGTCTTGTGGCAAATCCACTCCAGGTTATCGCTGCCCATGCCCCAGTAGGTGTGTAGGGGGTCGAATGGGGTTACGTCGACGTAGGAGGTGCCGTCCTTGCGTTTGACGATCAGCGCACGGCCCGCGAGCCAGCCCCGGACGGTGGAGTGGAACGCGAGCTGGTCTTTGACAGGCGTGAGGAGCCGGAGGACGAGGCGCTCGTCGGCCGCACGGAGTGAGCCGATGAAGAATCGTTCCTTGGCGTCGTTGATCTCGCGGTCTGAGCGCGGTCCCTCGATGTTGTTGATGCGGATGATGAGCTCTGCGCCGATTATCCACGCGATGATCTTGTCGGCGTACGTCATCGGCTCGTTGGAGGTGTAGATTTCGTAGCCCTCTTCGCCCTTGTACTCGCTCAGACGATAGAGGTCGTAGTCGTCACGGAAGCGCTGACGGAGGCTGGACGTTTCGCCTTCGTGTTTCTCGACTAGAGATATCACGTCTTCGGGCTTATTGGCCATTACGACGTCTCCACCATGCGATGCCCTGTTTGTCCGATACCTCTATACTGAAGCCGTACTCAGTAGACCGAAGGCGTTATCCCGGTCAACCCAGTCGTTAATCTGCACGTCAAGGCCCTCCGTTGCGAGTGAATCGGCAAACGCCTGGTGGAGCACCTGACGGATAGCGTTTCGGATTTTGGTGTTGGGCATCATTCAGTCCCGTATTTGGCCAGTAGTTCGTGGGTGGCGTCGTTACGCCGTTGTTGGGCCGCTGCGAACCCTTCTGAAAAGCCGTCAGCTTTGCCCTTGTCGTACCCGCCTTGGTATCCGTCCTGATAGCGGGAGTCGTCCTGGTCAGGCCAGTCTTTGTCAGCGAGTTCTACCACTGTTTCACCTTTATCGTGCCAGAGGCTTTACGCGCCGCCCCGTACTTTTCAAACAAACCGTACCACACCGCTTTAACCCCGTCGCAGTAGGCGTCTTCCGGCACCTTCCCCACGATATTACCATCACGGTCAACTTTCCACGAATAGGGCCGGGTCTCTCCGGAGCCAAATGGGTACGGAGCCGCCCCGAACTCACTCAATATACCACGCGCTCGAGGTGAGAACAGGATACCGGGCTCGTTTGTGAGAGGATTCACTTTCAAAAACGTCTTCAAACGTTCGATGCCGTCGGGTATCTTGATTCGATTCGACGCCATGTAGAGCCCCAGCCCGTCGGGAGGCGGGGCTTGCCACTGTTCCGCGATGGGGGACTGACCGTGGTGTTGATAGGCGTACACGTCCGCCACCCCGTACCGGATATCCTTCGCCCAGGGCCGGGATTGAATGATGGTGATGATGTCTTGGGTCACAAGGCCTTGTTCGTAGATTTCATCAAATACTTGGGGCCGGTCATCGATAATCTGCACCGCCTCCACCGCGTAAGCACTCGCCCCGGTAGTAGCCCCCGAGCCTCCGGGGTCGACCCACAGATACACGGGCTCACCCTTCTCGTACGCGACATCGCGGATGTGCAGGTCGGGCCGGAACTCCCCAAACACAATCCCTTTGGGCGTGACGGGAATCCCCGCAATCCGCTCCATGAAGAACTCGTCGGAGGACTCCCGTTCGAGTTTCAGTATTTCGGGGTCTTCTTTCCCCCCGGGATAGAGGTGAAAGTTCGTCCAAGAAGGCAGGGACCACGATTGCCGATCGTCCGCTCCCGACTGCCATGCTTTCCACAACGCGGTGTACCAGGGCATCTGGGTGCGCTCGAAAGTGCCGGACAGGAAGAGCCAGGCCTCTTTCGGCGCCACCCTACCCCTCATGCGCTCAAATGTCGAAACATCGAGCTGTGACGCCTCACATCCGATGATTCCGTCCGGTGCCTCTCGCGCCAACCGGCGATTGTCTTTTGCCGATTTGGTAACGATTCGAGTACCGTCCGCCAGGAGTATCTGGCCCGGGTCGACGCGTTTGGTCGCGTGACGTAACAACCCGAGTGCCTGGAAGTCGTCCACGAGATAGTGAAATTCCCGCTCCGTTTCGGCGTAATCCGCCCCCACCAGCCAGTAAAGTCCGGTCTCCTCCGGGTCGAACACGTGCCCCAGCAAATATGCCGCAGCACAGCGCGATTTGCCACTCTGTTCTCCTCCAGCCACCAGGTTGAAACGCTTGTTCGACGCCAGGATGGCGGACTGTTCGGGCGTAGGCTCAAACCCAACACGCTTGAACAGGTCCGACGCCACCCCGATTCCAGTAGGACGCTCAGCGGTTAGAGTCATTTGCGACCCCGCCTCTTCTGACTCGCAGCACGGATAGCCGCCTCCTGCCGACGAGCCCCCTTTTTCGACCCATGCGTCCCCAAAGTCTTCCCCGTCCGTGATACCAACTTGTACGACTCGAACTTGTTCTGGCGGAGCGCGTCCACGAACTCCGCAGGGGTCTGCGATTTCGGAGAGTATCGGAGCCTGTCGCCCTCGACGCTGAGGTTAACGCCCAACTCCTCCGCCCTGTCGAGCACCGCCTCGGCGGTCACCATCACACCTCCCCTACGTCGTTCTCGTCGCTCGCGAGGGTGGGTTCTACTAACTTTTCAGCACTACGTATGGACCCTGAAATATTAGGTAACCTGTCCTCCTCGCTGGCGTTGTCTCCAAGACGAGACAACATTCCAGCCCCTTCCCCCCTGGAAAGTAGACTGTCGCTACGCCCCTCTTCACTTAACTTTTCAGGGGGTATATATATGCTGGAAAGAAAGTATCCGTAAGCGTTACCGCGCTCTCCCTTCCCTTTCTCCCTCTGAACCTGACTACCATCCCTTCTGTCCGCTTTCGGCAACAGTGAACTTGCTTGGCGCCAGCCCATCGCCGCCAATCAATCGGCTGATGATTGTCCGAGCTAGTTCCGGCGGCACCGCGTTTCCGATCTGATTGTATCTAGATTCCACGTTTCCCACTGGCTCGAATTCTGGTGGGAATGTTTGCACTCTTGCTATCTCCCGCCAGGACATCCTTCTAGGCTTGTCGAGAACGGCGCGGTCGGGATGTCCTACTGTATGTTCATACTCATCAGTAAACTCCCAACCTTGCTTCCACCCATTGGCTAGGTCTGACCAAACCAACCGCATGGTAGGGCAGGCGGGATGTAGGGGTGTATGCCGCCAGTTCGCGACCACGGTGTAGGAAGGCCCGTCCCATCGAGCCTTTCTGTTGCGTGACATGAAATACCAAGAGAAATTCCCCGGAGGATCGTGGGGCCGCTCATAGAATTCGCCCGCGGGCCAGAGCGGCAGCCCGGCAAGTGCATCGCCATGCGAAGCAAACTGAGCTAGCTCTGGGTGCTTCTTGTCCGGCTTGCCATGCATCGGTGAAGGAAACACAAATACTTGCTCAAGGTCTCTCCTAACACCGACCAATATTAGTCGCTTGCGAGTCTGAGGAACCCCGTATTCCTTAGCGTCGACTACTTTGGCTGTGATCCGGTAGCCGTTTTTTCCAGCTCGTTCAAACGCCTCGACCTGTTCTTGAAGAAAATTCCCCTTCTGTATCTTCTGCAACCCGGACACGTTTTCAGCCACAAAGTACTTCGGCTCAACTAACTGCAGGCACCTTGCGAAGTGTAAATAGAGTTGGGTTCTAGAGTCCTTAGCGGGATTTCGTCTCCCCCCCATTGAGAACGATTGGCATGGGTACCCGCCTATCACCAAATCTGCATGAGGGAAACTGTTGATTTCCGCGACATCGCCTGGCACCACCTCTGTATCCGGAAAATGGTGTCCCAGCGTAGCAACGGCGTCTGGGTCAATGTCATTGGCGAATATGATTCTCGCTCCGGCCCTTTCGGCTCCGAGATCCATCCCGCCGCAACCTGAGAATAACGATATGGTGGGGACGTTGTTGAGTGTCAAGGGCTTAGGAGACCGACTCACCCATTGTGCGTAACGTTGTCGCCGAATTTCGATTGACAGAGACGGCTAGTGGACCGAGCAGCGGGGCATCCGCCAAGCCTGCGACCTCAGCATACCATTAGGGTTGGTCCTTGACTACGCTCGTCACAAGGGCGACAATACTTCTAGCCCTGACTGCACCTCGCATCAGCGAGTCCGGTCAGGGCATTTTCTTTGCCCAAATTCTTCTGTACTGAATCAAGGATCAAACCTGCAGGAATGTGCAGAACCTGAAGGACGGAATGTCGATATGGTCCAGAAGCAACGGAGAGAGGGAAGATGCCCTATCTGTTCCGTGGATGGGAGCTACACCCTTTCCCCCTCTTCCGTATCGTCATAACTCCACCCCGAGCTCTACCAATCGTTTCGGTGGCCCGATCCCGTCAACCGCGTCCCAAACCCACCACTCACCACCCAATTTTCGCCCATGTCCCCCCGGATGGTCCCGCTGATACGCGCATTGGTAACTAAATGAAAACGCATATTCGCCCAGCTGGAGCCAAGACTGACATCCAGAATGGTCAATGAATCCCCCCGGGGCGGAGATCTCGATCTGGTAACTCATGATGCACAGAAGCGTAAAGACTGGTTAGTATTAACTCTTACGCGCGTGTGCGCGGAGACGGGTGAAGCGGTGAAGCGAGTGAACCACTTTTCCAATTAACCCCTATACGAGCGATTCATTGCGTTCATACGTGTTTCGCATTCACTCCCTTCACTAATTTCCCCCAAAACCCTCTCAGCCCCTTTACAAAGGGGCTCGCGGTAGTGAAGCGTTCATGTGAACTGTTGACTCTCTGTGCCCAATCCGATCCCCTTCCAGTGCTTGCGGCCCTTTCGCGAGCCGCTGGAATACCGGTCGTTCTCAAACCCACGTTCCTTCAGGGCTGCTCCCAGCGCCGTCTGTGTCATGAACCTTGATTTATCAGCACCGGACCACAAGACGCCTTTTGCAAATCCCGATCTGTCAAGGGGTCCATCCTATCAGAGAGAGTCATACCTAAGCCTTACCCCCCCAAGTAGTCCAGGTTCTGCACAGTAACCAATGACGGATACCGTAACGACGCATAAAGGGGTAGTGAATCCGTAACGACGCATAAAGGCAACGAAATCCATGCAAGACTACTGAGCGTGGATGTATGCTTATCGTCGCCACTACCCC